TCATCTGCCCATCTGGCTCGATAGCCAATCCATCGTCCGAGTGACGATCTCTCGGCGGTCCTCTGCAGACAGACCCAAGTATCGGCGAGCTGGAATGGTAGCCGAGCTGCGGAAACTTCCACCGATTCGCAGGGCCTTGGCATTCTTGGGTTTGATCACGCCCCCCTGCTGGTGGATTCGAGCGTATGGCAGATTGCTCCCCACCAGCAACGCGTCCTGCCCATCAGGTTGCCAACGCATCTGGCTGCGCAGATAGCCATTCAAGGTCAGGATCTTGTCGCGGTTGCGAGGCTTGCTTTCCTTATAGAGGGGCGACAACGGAGCCCAAGGTGTGCCATCAGGCGCCGTCATCGTCTTGAATCGACCCTTCGTGGAATCCAGCTCGTATTCGCCCAGCTCGGACATCAGGGACGATGGATTAGCAAGGGCCGCGTCCAGCTTCTTCAGCGAGGCAACTGGGCCGTCCACCATCAGGTCGATTGAAATGCTTGTGCCGCTCATGGCGCTCTCCAATAGTTAGCCCTGGTCGCGCGAATACAGCCGGGTGCCGACACGCCAGTCATTCACATCCGGTACCGAGCTTTGCAGCCCGGCCACGCCTGCCCATCCATCCTCGCCCACCTCAAAGACCACAGTGACCGGATCCATACGCGCGCCAGCAACCGCGAACCGAGCGAGATAGCGACGGCGCACGACCGCCTTTTTGAGGGCAGCTATCCATTCCAGTCGCACCCAGATCTCGTCGGGCTGCAGGATCGCCTGGGCCAGCAAGGGCAGAAACGGGCGCAGAGTGCGCAGGCTGTCTCTCCATGTGCCCTGGGGCGTCTGGAATAGCTCCTTGCCGATCACCAGGCGCTCGCCGATGGCATCCCGAACGATGGCTGGTCGGCGAGAGGTCGCACCCAGCGGTTTCAGGAATGCATCCACAGCATCAGCCGGCGGCACACTGGGAGGCAAGTACTGCTCAGGCGGCACGGTGCGCGGCGGTGGCAATGGCTCCTGTGGGCGCTGGTTGGGCAAGCCATTGCCACCCGCACTGCCGCTCTTGCCCGGAATGGGCGGATTCGGCCGTTCGGGCGGGATTGCATTGCGCAAGCGGGCGCTGCCTGGCGCATATTCAAAGCCGGGATCAATGCCCTGGGGCACTTTGACCGTGCGAGGGCCGTTCAGGGAGCGCTGGCCGATGGTCTGCTCCACCATCTTGACCGTCGGTGTTTCGTCCGGGCCCTTCTTGCCCAGGCGCTCCATATCCCGAGGCCACAGGCCGCGTACAGTGCACTGGCAACCCCAGCCATTCGGTGGAAAGTGAGCCTGCCACCAAGAATCCTCACGGCTGAGCACCAGGCCATCCCAGGCCACATGCTGCTCGCGCGGATGCTCTACCCAGTCCGAATGCTGGTACTGCCAGAACGGCGCGGCCTGCAGCTGCTGCCATCGCCCGGCCGCGTAGCTGGTTGCCAGATTGGTGTCATAGATGACTTTGCTGCGCCAGTTGCGGCCGCCTTTGTAGTCCCAGCCATTCTTGGCAACGATGCGGTCGAAGTCCTTGCGGAAATCCTCCAGAGTCCTGCCATCAGCAATGGCCTTTTCCACGGCCGCACGAAAGTCGGCAACGATGGCATCCCGATTGGCTCCAGCCACGACAAACGCATAGTCGTGCTCTTGGGTATAGACGTCCGTCCATCCAGCAGTGGGTAGGTTGACCTTGCGCCTGAAGTACTCGATCTGCTCCCGAAATGGCAAAGAACCGTATGCATCAGCCATTGCCGGCTCCAGCCTCGTCCAGCACGTCACTACGACCAGCCAGTTGCGCGGCCAGCATTGCATCGCGCAGTGCTGCCTGGTACTGGTCGAGCGACATATTCGGGATGATGCGCTCCAGGCCGTCGCGGATCTCTTCCAGGCTATCGGCATTGACGACCAGCTTGAGGATCTGTGCAAACCAGGGGCTTGTGCCTTGCTCTGCCACGCGCGCCAGCTGCGGCTGCATGACCACTGGCGGTGTCTGAGCTGGAACCGCCACGGGAGGCAGAGCCGTCAGGGCAGCAATGGGCCCCGGTTGGGCCGTCTCAGGCTTTGCCACAGGCGCTAGAACTTCCTCGCCGGGCTTGGGCATGGGAACGCCCAGCTTTTCATACGCCCATTGCTTTGTCGGCTGGAAGCCGATACTCACCAGCTTGGGGAGCGCCTCTGCGTATGCAGAGAGATCCTCAATTTCTTGAGTGTTGAGCTTGAACTGGGGGCAGCGGCGCAGTCCATCCGGTGCCAGGCCATTGACCGAGGCGATGGCATACACCAGGTCTCGCGTTATCGTGGTGTTGAGCTGGCGAAGATCGGAGTCGCGCAAGTCTTTGCGCACTTCATTGTGGATCTTGCCCAGGGCATTCGTGCTGCTCTTGCCATCGGCCCCACTCGTCAGCGTGCCGCCGAGAATCACCTTGCTCTGGTTCTTTTCGCACCAGTTCATCATCAGCTCGAATGCCTTGGGGTCGCCCGTTGCGGCATCCTTGAATTCCAGCAGCATGCCCTCTGGCACGATGCCGGCCGCGTTGTGGCCAATGCTGGCCAGGGCTCGCAGCAGCGTTGCCTTGTCTTTCTCAGTGGCGCTGCTGGGATATCGGCCGATCCGCAACGGGATGCCGTAGATCTCCAGGAATTCGGCCAGGTCGCCCACGCTGAAATTCTTGAACAGGTACGTCCAGACCAGTTGCCGGAACAATGCAGCCCGCTCCAGATAGCCAGACTTGGCCTTATGGATGTGGGTCACCCAGCCAAATGGATTCAATGGCTCCCCAGGAATACCGTCCACGGTCTGATTGCTGCGCAGGCGCAGCTCCTGGCGATAGCCGCGGTGCAGGCTGAACCAGCTTTGCGGCCGGTGGGTGACTGTTTTGGGCACCCAGAAGCCTTCAACCCGGTGCCATTCCAGCTCCAGGCAGGCAAACCCCTTGCCAATACCATCGGTCGCGTCATAGAGCACGTCCTCGAAGTCGGGGATCTCTTGCACCAGCTCATCGAGCTGTGCCGCATTGCGCGTTTCCATCGCCGTGGGAGACCGCTCCGGGGGCACGACCTGCCAATCCAGGATGCAAGCGCGGCGCCGCTTGTTCATTTCGCTGGCGATGTGACCGTCTTTTTCCTCCATATCCTCGAACAGCTCGAACTGCGAAACCATGTCGCCGTTTTCGGCAGCATCGAGGATGCGGGCCAGCTTGGAGGGAGTAAGGCCGCGTGTGGGATGGCTCTGCAGTTCACGCTGCAGGTGCACCAGGTTGGAGGTTTGCGGTTCCTGCAGATCAGGCATCTGCATGGGCTGGCCATCAGGGCCAAGAATGCGGGAAGTTGCCATATTCGGTCGCTACCAGTAGGCGGACTGCTCATACAAACCCAGATCACTGTCCGAATCTGGGTCTTCACCGTCCGTAATGTTGTCAAAGCCGCGCGGCAGGCGCAGCACCTCGTCAAAAGCAATAGGCGCGCTCATGTTGAGCGTCGCAAACCAGCCCAGGGCCAGCATCACGGCGCTGTCGCCGTGGCGCAACAGGTCTGGGTCTTTCAGGTCTTTGCGCCGCAGCTTGCTGACCATTGGCACGCCGTCCACGTCTTCAATTGCGCGCAAGTCCTGTGCCCAGTTGGCGTCCATTGGTAGGTCAATCAGCCCATCCTCAAAGCCCTTGATGAGCTTTGGCATCCAAGTGCTGTACCAATCTCGGCTCAGGTTGACCTGATGGACGTGGGAATGCCCAAACTTGTCGGCAACTTCTTCGGCCAAAGCTTGGCCGGGGCCAGTGGCGTCCATCGCACCGCCGCAGCGATTGGGCAAGCGCGGAATGGCATGGAGGACGATTTGCCGTTGCTGTGCATATGGCACCTTGTGCATCTCAATGCCCACACGGGTCTGGCGCCGCAGGCCCAGCGATAGCGCATGTCCCCCCCAGACAGAGAAATCTCGGTGGCGTGCATAGTCCTGAGAGAACACATGCCGCATGGACGGATCTAGCTTCTTCAGCACCGGATCTAGAGTCCGCTCTATCCAGTCATCTACCCAGGCCTTGCGTTCAGACATAGGGAGATGGACGAATGCATCATCCAATGCCAGGCGAACTACCAGCTTTTCAGAAAGCGTCTGGGCACGGTCAACCCACACGCCAGGCAGACGCACGCCATTACCGTCACGCGCAATAACGTCCAGCTCTTCGCGCATCGCGGCAAGCCGAGGCCCGTATGAGCTGCGGATGCGCGTGTACCACTCTTTTTTGCCCTCGGCCGTGGGTTTTTCCCCCTTCATCAGACACACGCGCTCAAACAGGCCGTTGGCAACGGCATCGTCGAATGTGACCTTGAACACCACCGCATCGGTGCCGTACAAGCCAGCCTCGATGTCATTGCAGAACTGCGTGAATGGGTTGCTCTTGCCGTTCAGGGAGCTGATGACCGTGATCTGCCCGCCCCAAATCAGCAAAGCGGTCGCGGCGTCGATCACGCCGCGCACATCCGCATGGAAGGCTGCCTCGTCAATCACTACGTGGCCCTGCAGGCCGCGGATATTGGCAGGTCGGCTGGAGAGCGCGCAAATCTGGAAGCCAGAGGCAAAGCGGATACGGTAAGCCGCGATCTCGCGGGTATTACCCTTTTCGTCCTGGTCGATGAAGATGAATTCTTCAATGCCGGAGACTTCCCCCTGGGCTTTAGCGATCAACCGCGCGAACTTGGCGCAGTAGCCAATCGCCTCCAGACCCTTTTCTTTTGTGTCGCCGATATAGAAAACGTTGTCGCCACCCAGCTCCTTGGTGGCAGCAGCAACCAGCGTCTTTCTCAGCATCACGGCAAAAGTAATGCCAGTACGCCGGCCCTTTGGAATCGCAACAATGGACTGTGTCAGCGCTACGGCCTGGCGCTGATGCGCCATCAGCACACCCTCGGCCAACAGATTCAAATCAGCGGGAATTTCACGGGCACGAGCGGGCAGCTCGTCCCACTCGACGACACGGATCGTGCTGGCCAGGGGCTTGATCATCGACATCAGCGCACTCCCAGGAAGTCCTTGAGCCAGAAGTCGAGCTGCTCCTTGCCCATGCCCTTGGTCTTGGCGATATGTTCCAGCTTGGCCTGTTGCTCGGCCAACAGCTCATCACGCGCAGCCTGGCGGATAGAGATGCGCTCCAAGCGGTCCACCTTGCGTGCCTGGATCACGTCCTTGGCTGCGCGGGCCAGTTTGCGCACCGCTTCCATATCGACCTTTTCCGCGCCGGCCTCAATCAGGGCCGCCTGCGTGGTCAGTGTGGTAATGGCCTGCACCATCAGCGTGCCGGCCTTTTCGTCCGGGTTCTCGCCCAGCTCTTCCACCAGCACGCCAGCCATTGCCTGTTGGTCCCGCATGCGGTCCATCATTTCGCGGAAGGGCACCTGAAAGCGGTAGATCCCGCTGCGGCTTACATCGGCTGCGGGGAATTTTTCGCGCATGGCTGCGAGCAGCTCGTCCAACGTGTGGCGATCCTGGCGAATCAACTGCTCCAGGTACTTGCGCGCAGTCGGCTCAAGGCGCGACACAGAAGATTTGCGTCCCATGTCATGCTCCGGGGCGCTTCACGCCAGGCTGCACGACGCGACCCTTGACCACGTCCTGGCCGCGTGTGGTCAGTGTGGCCACGGCAACCGCTTCCACGTCGTCCAGCGTGACCAAGCCCTGCTCGGACAGCCAGGCCAGCTCGGTTTTGACCTGGTCGCGCGTCACCGAATGGCCGAAGCGCTCCAGAGCGCTGGCCAACACGGAACTGTTGGAGCGATAGCCCGGCATTTCGTCGAGCACACGCAACACGACCAGGCGCACATCCTGAATCAAAAAATCCCTGAAGCTCATCGACGGCCCCCTTCCAACAAAAACTGATGCAGCAAATTCAGGGTGTGCTTGGCCCCTGAAAACTCGCCAGACAAGGCATGGATGCCTTCGGCCAGGGCATTGACACGCTCGTAGAGCTTTCCGAGGTCGTCATGACCAGGCAGAGCCTCCAATGCCGACTCTGTTCGGGAGAGCCGGGCATCTGTCTCTTTCAGCCCTGACTCCAAGAGCGAAAGGCGCTTTTCAGCACGGACAAAGCGCTCGGTAAATCGACGGTCGTAGACGCGGGCGATGATCTTTGCCAGCGCAAAATTCGCCATCACGAATACACAAATTAGCCAGAGCACATTGCTCGTCGTCAGCTCAATCGCCATTCTTTTTTTCTCCCTCCAGCACGTTGGCTTTGATGTAGCTCTGCAGGCCTGTTACCTGGTTTGAGAGCCGGTCAGCAACGCCTCCCAGCGTTGTGTATCTGCTGCTGCACTCTCCGAGTGCATTGCGGGCGGCGGTGGCTCCATCAACGTCGGCGGCGGCGCAGGATTGCGGACCGGGGCCGGACAGCTTTGCAGCGGCAGCGTTTGCGTTGAGCTGGGCGATAGTGGTGAGCAAGCTGCGATTGCGAGAAGTGGCAGTGTCAAGAGCAGCGCGCGAATCCTGCTCACGTTGGGCCTGTTCATGGGCGATCCTTTCGGTTTCCTTTTGCTTGGCTTGCTCAGCGATGCGGGTCGCTGTTTCGTCTGCAGCTCGTTTGAGTGCAGCCTTTGCGTGGGCCTCCGACTCAGCGGCTTGGCGCTTGGCTTCGGCCTGGTCCCAAGCCTGCTGCACGCGCTTGGCGCCTTGGGCGTCGCCTTGCGCAACTAGGTGGGAATTCCATGCACGCACCCCGAACAGGGCCGCCAGCGTGATGAGGATGGCGAGCAGAATGCGGGCTCTCATGGCATCGGCTCCCCGAGGCACATGGCGCGCAGACGCCTGCGATCTGTCCAAACGCCCCTGCAGGTTCTGTTATCGGGATGGCTGCAGCGGTCGCTGGGCTTGTTCACAGGGCCGGCACGGTCATAAAGCAGGATGGCTTCGCACGCCCCCGCATAGTCCTTGGCCTGCAGACGCTTCTTGATAGTGCTGGGGCCGGTGCGTTCATTGTTGAAACAGACCGGAATAGCGCCCGTGTTGTGGCCTAAGCCGACATATGCATCCCACTCGCGCTGGAGCAGCTCGATATCACTTCCAAGGCAGCGCCGTAGCGCGACTTCGGTTTCGCTGGCATCCGCCCGCAGCCGAATCAATGCACGAGGAGGCGTTGTCTTGTCGCCCATCTTGACCCCGGCCGTGCTGCCAAATCCAAGGGTTGGAACTTTGGTTCCATGGACCGGATCGGCATAGGCGCTGTCTCGATAGTCCTCGCGCTGCGCGATGTAGGTGAGCCCAGAGGCAGAAAGCTCAGTGCTCTCCACACTCATGCGCGGCGCGACAAAGCTGATGCCAGCTACCGCAGCAGCGGCAGCAACAATGCCGACTCGAAAATCAAGTGCCATACAGCCCCCCTTGCGCCAGAGGGGCCGTGGTGTGTGGTGTTGGGGATTTCATGCACGGCAGAATGCCGTGCGGGTCGCCTTCGGGTGAAGTAAAGCGTTTTACTCGTTGCGAGGCGCCACGGCCAGAGGCGTGCCGAGTTGCCTGATGCGCGCAGCTTCTTCTAAAACGGCTGCTTCAACTCTATCGAAGGACTCCCTCCACTCGGCAGCGACCGCAGCACCGTCATGCACTTTCTCTGTGTCGTGAATCACCGAATCAGCGGCAGAGCATGCATCGCAGAAGTCCCTCGCTGCATCGAGCAGGTTAGGAATCATCACAAGCGCGATAGCGTATGCACGAGTCGCCGCAGTCGATACTGATCCCTCAGAAAACCTGCTTTTCTTGGAGTTCACATAAAGCGCATCAAGAAGCCTGTCTTGAGTTTCAACAATTGCTCGCCAAAAATCCTGGAGCTTGTCTTCGGCATCCTTTTGCTTTCGGTGAACCTCGTTTCGTTGCCATTGCAGCAACTCCTGTTGTGCCATGCGTTCAGCCTGCTTCGCGGCACTGCGCATAGCCATAATCTGCGTCATCAATGCCGCCGCGATGGCGCCGCCAGCACTTATGAGTGCAACCCATACAACATCACTCATTCATTCTTCTCCCTGCCAACCTCGACGGTGCTGCAATTACTTCATGCAATAGGTATTCCAGTAGATCTTCTCGAAAGTCGTCGGTTTGCTTTCTGTGGGGTCATCCAGTTCCATGATGGAGATATCAAGCAGGCTATCCCCCTGCAGCCCTTTGACGACGAATCGGGTACCTCCTGTGTAAGCACCGAAACTATTTTTGCCATCGATGGTGCCGCATGCAGCTACCTCAGACATTCCACTGGCGTCAGCCGGCTTCCGCACAATAAATGTCTTGCCGAACTTAGCTGAGTCGGGGTCTTTAAGCTTTCGCGCGATGTTCTTTTCTGCTGTCCAAATGAAGTTTTCATCGGCAGATCCGCAAGCAGTTAAGGCCGCAGCTCCAGAAACCGCTACCAGCACAGACTTCATCAAATTCAACGGCATGTTTTTCCTTGTCTGTTTCATGCGCGCTTCTGCGTCGAGCGCGAAGATTTGACGGCATCTGGGTTGCGCATAACTGCGTCCAGATAAAGGTTCAATCGCTTAAGCTGTTCGGGCTTGAGATGGATAACCATTCGGGTCCCAAACTCCCGCTCCATGAAGTTCAAAACGGTGATCCTATTGCGCACTTGCCCCATCCGCCTGAGGGTGCTGGACTGTTCCGTGGACTGCGGCATTGCAACAGCCTGAGTGGACACGCTCTGCATCATTTCAGATGCCACAGGCCTCTCGGGTACAGGTTCCTGAGCTGGGCTCGATTTCTCTGAAACGCTGGACATCATGTAGATGTTGTAGACGGCCTGCGTGTGCGTGTTGGTGTGATGTAAATCACCTCCTACGCTACCCGCTTGCAAATTCGCATTGCCGCCGTTTCCCTGCATCTTTTGTTTAGGCAGCAGCTTAGCTAGCCACTGCATCATCTCCCGCAACTTCACCGCGCCTCCGTCTGCATCAAATTTATTTTGTTGTCTTCTTCCGAGGGGCTGGCTTCGGCGGTACCGCTGAATAGCTGCCGCCAATGGAGCCGATCTGTACGTTGCCGTCACCTAGATTGCTCATGGTCATGCCACGCTGTTCTGCAGGTGGCCCGGATGGTAAACCGGCAGCCAGCAAAGCTGCAGCCTGTTTCAAGTGCTGCTTCGCTGCCTCGTTGCATAGGCGATACCCATTGAGAAGAACGCGCTCATCTTCTGGAAGCGCGTCAGCTGGGTGCACCGGTGGTGTGCGGTGCCCGGTGACGATAAATAAAACATCAGCGCCGGCCATCGCCATGCCTGCAAGAGCCTTCGCGCCGGGCTCAGAGCCAGCCTCGTATTTAGCCCACATCTCTCGGCGAACACCCGCTGCATCAGCCGCCTTCTGTTGCGACAAACCAAGCCTGTCCCGCTCACTACGAATTCGCTCACCACGCTGTGCATCCAAGTCCACAAACACTCCTCAAATACTGTTGCTTTGTGCACTCAAATGCACAATAATCACTGAAAGCACGACAGAAGTGCTTGCACCTAAATAGTTAGGCGAAAGGTTACCAGATGCATCCCGAGCAAATAAAGGCGGAGCTGCGCATGAAGGGCATTTCTCCCACAGCTTTGGCTGATGAAATGCGCGTGGCCAACAGCAGCGTTTCACAAGTGATCAGCGGTCGTGCGGTGTCTGCACGCATCCGTCAACGAATTTCCGAAATCACCGGCATTTCCATCGACGTGCTCTGGCCCCCGGCCGAGCAGCGTCCCTCGCTGCGTCGCACCAGGGCTGAAATTGCACTGGCCCGTGGTGCGAGGGCAGCTGCATGACCCGTGCGACCGACTACACCAATGCCGCACAGCAGCGCCTGCTGCAGCTCATCGACCTGCTTGCCGGGCATGAACTGCAGGGCCTGGCCCCCACAGCAATCGCTCGCGCCCTGAACTGTTCCGGGACGGTGATCACCCGTGATCTGGACAACCTGCGCACCGCAGGCTGGGCCGAACGCACGCCCGACCAGGAGCGCTGGCGCCTGAGCCCCCACGTCGTGCAGATCTCCCTCAAGCATGCGGCAGGCATCCGTGCAGGCCAGCAAAACATCAATGACGTGGTGCAGCGCTTCAGCCGCACCTGATCCGAAACCCATCCAAAGGAGTCGAAATGACACAAGCAGGACGCAAATCCCTCGCAGCAGCAGCCCCCGTGGCTGCAAACGCCGATCACGAAGCCATTAGCAGCGCGGTTGTGGCGGCGGACCAGATGGCCACTCTTCAGAAGAACTACGGCCAGGGCCGGGACCTGCTCAATCAGCTGTTGGGCCAAGCCCAGGCATTCCAGGCATCTGCCAATTTGCTCCAAACGTTTGGAGTTTCAAAGCTGGCATTCGTCAAGGAGAACAAGCTATATCAACAACTTAGCGGAATGGTGGCTCCAAACGGTTTGGAGTTGAAGGGCACTTGGGTCGAGTTCTGTGGCTTGCTCGGCATCTCTGACGAAAAGGCCAACCAGGACATCGCCAACCTCCATTCGTTTGGCGAGGAAGCTCTGGATTCCATGCAGCGCATGGGCATCGGCTACCGCGAGCTGCGCCAGTACCGCAAGCTGCCCGAAGACCAGAAGCTTGCCCTGATCGAAGTGGCCCAGGCCGGCGACAAGGAGAGCTTTGTCGAGCTGGCCGAAGAGATCATCGCCAAGCATGCCAAGGAAAAGGAAGCCTTGAGCGCCCAAGTACAGGAGCAGCAGGAAACCATCGAAGCGAAGGACCGCGTCCTGGCCAGTAACAGCGAGCGCATCACCAGCCTCGAAGAGAAGACTGCCAGGTCTTTCAAGCCACGCCCAGACAGCGAGGCGCGCACGGCTGACGAAGAGCTGCTGCTGGATGAAATCCAAGAAGCCACGGCTGCATCCCTGCATGGCTTGCGCCGTCTCTTCAAGGCTGCAGATGCCGCAATCATCGGCAGCGAGCGCGATGCCATTCAATTGGCCGCTCGCCAAGCAGTTGAGTTTCTGTGCCAGCAACTGGTCGATGTCGCTGCCGAGTTCAACATCTCGGTTGACCTGGAAGAGCGCCTGCAACCGTCCTGGATGTCGCCCGAGGCCCTGGCCGCTATGGAACAGCGCCAGGCTGAGCGTGACGCGGCTGAGCAATAAGGCCAAGCCATGGATGCCATCCGCATGGAAGTCATCAATCAGGCAGCGCGCGAATGCGCCGAGGCTCCATGGGGCCAGACGGGCGCCATCGTGCAACGAGCTGCCAATGTGCTGAACCTCTCGGTGCAGCGTACTACCACCTTGATCTCCAAGGCCTCGCGCGATCTGGGCCTGAGTGAGAGCCGCAAGCGCCGCAGTGATGCGGGCCAGTCTGCGATCAGCGACTCCGATCTGCTGCTCATCAGCGGCACGATGACGCATGACCGCCGCGCAGGCAAATGGATGCTGTCCTGCCAGGACGCCATCGACATGCTGTTCGATGGGGGCAAACTCGACACACGCCTGACCGCCAGTCATGTGAACCGTTTGCTGCGTGAGCGCGGCATGCATCCCGAGCAGATCAGCCGCCCGGCGCCGTCCACCCGCATGCGCACCGAGCACATCAATGCGATGTGGCAGATCGACGCCTCGGTGTGCGTGCTCTACAAGACGCCCAAGGGCGAGCTGGTGCTGCTGGAAGAGGACGGCGTGCACTACAAGAACAAGCTGCACAACTACACACGGGTCATGAACGACCTGCTGGTGCGCTATGTGGGCGCTGAGCACGCGAGCGGCGCTATTGGCACGCGCTTTTACCTGGGCGGCGAAACCACCGAGAACGCGCTCGACTTCCTGATGTGGCTGATGACACAGCGCCAGGATGTCGGAGGGCAGCCCATGCCTTTCCACGGCGTGCCCTACATGCTCTATACCGATCAGGGCAGCGCGTTCAAGTCAGGCCCGTTCGCCAACTTCTGCCGCGCCATGGAGATCGACCTGCAGCACCACAAGCCTCGCAACAGCCGGGCGACGGGTCTGGTCGAGAACGCGCAGAACCTGGTCGAACGGGGCCTGGAATCCCGCCTACGCTTCCTCGACCCCGAAAGCATCACCGTGGCACGGCTCAATGCCCTGGCCGAGTTGTGGATGCATGCGTACAACGGCGCGCGAAAGCACAGCCGCCACGGCATGACCCGGTATGCGGCCTGGGCCACTATCGGCTCACAGCATCTGCGCCTGGCTCCATCCATGGAGATCATGCGCGCGCTGCCCGCCAGCATGGCGAAGACTCGCACGGTCACCAGTGACATGCGCGTCACATACGCCCTCAAGGGCCAGGGCAGCCAGGACTATGACCTGCGCTATGTGCCTGGCCTGTCGGCAGGCGACAAGGTGTTCGTGACGGTCAACCCCTTTGACGCACCCAATGTGCGTGTGGGTGTGACAGACCGCGATACCGGCGAGATCGTCTGGCATCAGGTGGAGCCCACAGCCAAGGGCTTTATGGGCTACGACGCATCGGCCCCCGTGGCTGGCAAGGAATTCAAGTCCATGCCAACAACCCCGGCGCAGCAGCTGCGCCAGGCGGTCGACTCTCAGGCCTACGCCAAGGACGGCAAGGCCGCGTCAGCCGCCGAGGTGGAAGCAGCCCAGCGCGACAAGGTTGCTCCATATCTGGGCCAGTTCGACCCCCTGGCCGATATCAAGGCCAAGGCCGCCAGCCTGCCCACCTACATGCAGCGTCCTGGCACTGCCCATGAAGCTGCAGCGCCGAGCGTTGAGGCCGCACGCCTGTCCGTGGCCGAGGCCTGCAAGCGCATCAAGCAGGCCTTGGGCGAGCTGTACGACGCTGGCACCTATGCCTGGCTCACCGAGCGCTATGGCGCTGCAGGCGTGCCCGAGGACGTTGTCAAACAGATGATCTCGGCCCGCCGCGATCAGCAGAGCGCTGCACCAGTCACCACCGGCTTGCGTGCTGTGGGAGGCACCCGATGAGCACCCAAACCATCTTTGCAGAGCTGTCCCAGACCCTGGGTCTGAGCCAGCGGGCCATCAGCCGCGAGTGCCACATCAGCGCGGCCGGCTTGAACCGAGTCGTGAACCAGGGCATCTGGCCCAAGTTCAATGCGCGCGCACTGCGCAACCGTATTTGGGCATTCCTGGTCGCGCGTGGCGCCAGCCGTGACCAGGCAGAGGCGGCGCTGCCGCCCTTGTCCAAAAAGTTGGCCCCGGTCGTTGGAGCGACCGAGGCCGTCCCCGAAGAACCGAAACCACTCAAGAACCCCGAGGAGGATGTAATGCTACTACCCAAGCAATCCCTGACTGAAAACGCCCGCAAGGCCTTTACCCTGTTCGTTGACCCCTTTGGCTCTGAAGTCACCCGCGACGAAGAAATGTTCGTCAACGGCGAGATTCGCTTTGTGCAGGAGGCTGCCTGGCAGGCCGCACTGGGCGGTCGCATGGTGGCCGTCATTGGCGAGTCCGGGGCGGGCAAGTCCACGCTGCTGGGCGATCTGAAGGAAAAGATCACCCGTCAGCACAAGCCTGTGGTGCTCGTCGAGCCCAGCGTGGAGGGTATGGAGGACACCGACAACAAGGGCGAGACGATGCGCTCGGCGGATATCCACGCCGCCATCATCTACACCCTGAACGCCAAGGCCACGGTGGCGCGCGGCAAAGAAAAGCGCTCACGCCAGGTGCAGTCCTTGCTGGAAGAGTCCACCACCTCGGGCCGCAGCCATCTGCTGGTGATCGAGGAGGCCCACGCGCTGCCCATCCCCACGCTCAACCATCTGAAGCGCCTGCACGAAAAGATGCGCCTGGGCCGCCGCCCCATGCTGGGCATCCTGCTCATGGGCCACCCCGAGCTGGAAGACAAGCTCAATCGCCACGACGTGCGCGAAGTGATGCAGCGCACCGAGATTGTTCGCCTTCGCCCCCTGGGCTCCGACCTTGCTGGTTATCTCAAGGTTCGCGCCGAGGCCTGCAACCGCAAGCTGGACGAGCTGATCACAGTGGATGGCGTCGACGAGCTGCGCAGCCGCCTCACCGTGAACGCAGGCAAGGACCACGTCAGCCTGCTGTACCCGCTCAACGTCAACAACTGGATGGTGGCTGCACTCAACGCAGCTGCAGAGATCGGCGCCCCCGTGGTCAATCGTGACGTCATTGCCGCAATGTGATGGAGGTTCGACATGCACACCTACTGCATCACGGTCACCCAATGCGCTGGGCGCAAGCCCAGCGTGGTGATCCTGGATTTTCTCAACATGACGGATGCCTTCTCCTACGCCAGCCAGAAATGGCCACGAGCCAGCAGCATCCACATCAAGACCATCCAGTCCTGCAAGAAGGAGCCAACCTGATGCGCCGTTCTATCCCAATCGAAATGGAATGCCATCAATGTGCTCCCAGCCGCTTTGAGCGCTTCGCCTTGTTGCTGCTGATCGCCTGCTGCTTCTGCGGCATCGGCGCTGCCGGCGCCATGGCCTGGGGCTACATCGAGTACCACCTGGGGGCATGGCCGTTATGAGCGATATGCATTGCCCCGATTGCGGCAGCTCTTTCTCTCTGGAAAGGGTTGTTGCAGCACAGGCAGAGCACCAGGCGCTGGACTATCTGCTCAGCCTGGCGGTGCCAGTGGCCGACGCTGTGGCTCAGTACCTGCAGCTGCATACGCCCGCCAAGCAGCGTCTGACCCTGCGTAAGAAACTGGCTCTGGTCGCGCAGCTGCAGCCGGATCTGTCCCGCCAGTGCATTACCCACAAGGGCCGCGACTGGCAGGCACCCCATGCCAACTGGCAGGCAGCCATCGCCCAGATGCTGCGCCAGGCCAACGACGGGACGCTGACGACTCCGCTATCTGGCCACACCTACCTCTACACCGTGCTGGCCGGAATGGCCAGAACAGTCGATGGAGAAGCCCCAGGCCGCCGCGACACCGTTGTGGTGCGAGGCCAGCCCATGAGCATCGGCGAAGGCCTGCAGGTCGCCTACGGCGGCAAAGACCCGGCCCTTGCGGCCGTGGAAGAACGCAACCGCCAGGCATCTCCCATGCCTGACCACATCCGCGAACAGATTGCCGCCCTGCGTGGCAAGAAAGGCAACCAATGAGCATCGGTATCGCAATTGTGATTTTTCTGGCCGGCCTGGTGATCGGCTGCTTCCTCGGAGTTGCTGGTTCGATTACGGCAATGGAGGGCTACTGAGATGCAAAAGCTCAACCTCACCCCTCGCCAGTACCCCGGCCTGCCCGGCGATAGCCGCCGCTCCAAGGCACGCAAGCGCGCGGTCGCCACTGCACCCCAGCGCCCAGAAGGCGCGGTGGAGCCCGCCCGCTATGACCGCATGCGCGCCCCCGTTTGGGAGCCCGCCGCATCCACTCCCACACGCCCAGGCGCCAATGACTTTCAGCGCGTTGAGAGCCGTGGCGTGAGCTGCTGATAGGAGACCCGGACATGAACACAGCACACACAGCACCCGAGATGACACGCCAGGACTTCGAGCTGGAATCCCTGGCACTGGCCCGCGAGTTCCTGGCGCTCCTTCATGGGCGACGAGTTTCTACGGGCGTCGTCCTGCAGGCCTCGATGGAAGTGCATCGCTATGTGGCCAAGCAACTGCCCCTGGATGCTCAGGGCGACCTCTCCATCGGCATGGCCGCATACGCCGGAGAGCTTCTGCAAGGTATCCCTGGTTCCTCGCAATTTCAAACTACCCACTGACAGGTGCCCATCATGACCACTGAAAACACCATCCCTCCCGGCTACTGGAAGAACGCCCGTGGCGACCTCGTGCCCGAATCCCGCGTGACCGATATCGACAAGCTGCGCGACCAGGTCGTGCGTGATCTGTGCGTGATGGCCAAGGAGCGTAGTATCGGCCTGCGTGACTTCAAGCTCAGCAGCATGCAGAACGTGGCCACGCTGGTCACCATCAGCATGGAGCAGTACGGCGTCAAGAGCGGTGGCGACAAGGGCAATGTGACATTGACCACCTATGACGGCGGCTTCAAGATCGTGCGCCAAATGGCCGACCACCTGGTCTTCGGCGAGCAGCTCCAGGCCGCCAAGGAGTTGATCGACCAGTGCGTGATTCGCTGGGCCAAGGATGCTGACGACAACATCAAGGCACTGGTTACCCATGCCTTCCAGACCGACAAGGAAGGCAAGATCAATACGGGCCGAGTGCTGGGCCTGCGTCAGCTCAAGATCACTGACGAAGACTGGCTGACGGCCATGCAGGCCATCACCGACAGCATCAAGGTGGCCAGTACCAAGCCCTACATCCGCTTCTATGAGCGCAATGCCCAAGGCGGCTATGACCCGATCAACCTGGATCTGGCCGCCGTATGAGCAAAGCTGAAATATCCCGCCCTGTCCAGCTCCAGGTCAATACGGCTGGTGCCTGGAAAACCGTAGTCCGCTTCGATGCGGGCAACGACCTGGTCGCAACACAGATTCAGCAGGCCGCCCAGGTTCTGCATGAAGCTGACTCCAGCACTTACTGGCGTATCGCCACGGCCGAGCGTTCCCCAGACGTGCTGCGTCAAATGGGCAAGAACACGCATGGCCTTTGGATCAATCGGGAGCAAGCATGAGCGAACCAATGAAGCGCAAGGTGCGCGTCACCATCACCAAGGAAATTGAGATCGAGCTGACTCCGGCTGTCTTTGGCGACCTCAGCCAAGAACAGTACCTGGAGGAGTTTCGCAAGGGTCTCTGGCAAATCGAAGGCATAGAGGACGTATTTAAGTACGCCGCTGAAATGGCGGCTCACCACGGCGGGGGCTATCAGCATGATGGCCTGGGCCTGCTGAGTGAGCACTGCAGCACCCACCCACGCGTGCCGGATGTGAAGTTCAACGTGTTGGAAGAAGACACTGAATCGGAGTTCATCGAATGATCAAGAACGCCATCACCTACCGCATTGCGCCCACCTGGGTGCCTGACCTGCTGGCCCTGGAGGCTGCTCTGCAAAAGACCCTATTTGCCGAGTGTGGCGCAACCCAGGAGCGCTCGGTCGGCTGGGTGTCCCCACGCGGCGAACAGCATGGTCTGCTGGCCGAATCCGTCGCCGGCCAGTGGATGCTGCGCTTCATGACCGAGGAAAAGCTGCTGCCTGCCAGCGTGCTCAACCGCAAAGTCAACGAAAAGGCAGACGCCATCGAGAAAGCCGAAGGCCGCAAGCCCGGCAAGAAGGAAAAGCGCGACCTCAAGGACGAAGCCAAGCTGGATCTGCTGCCCATGGCGTTCACCAAACAGGGCGCGATGTGGGTCTGGATCGACCCCCAGGCCCGCTTGCTGTTGCTCGACACCAGCGCGCAAGGCCGTGCCGATGAAATCGTGTCGCTCCTGGTTGAGGGCCTGCCAGGCTTTGCGCTGGCCCTGGTCGATACACAGACCAGCCCACAGGCGGCCATGGCCCACTGGCTGCTCACGCAGGAGCCACCTGCGGGCTTTTCGATTGACCGCCAGTGCGAGCTGGTAGCGGCTGACGAGTCCAAGGCCGTGGTGCGCTATGCACGCCATCCCCTGGATATCGACGAGGTGCGCGAGCACATCGAGCACGGCAAGCTGCCGACCAAGTTGGCCATGACCTGGGACGACCGCGTGAGCTTTGTGCTCACCGACAACCTGCAGTTGCATGGCATCACGCTGCTGGATGCGGTGATGGACGGGCAGTCTCAGGACGACGGCGGCTTCGACACCGATGTGGCGATCACCACGGGCGAGCTGTCGCGCATGCTCCCGGATCTCATCGAAGCCCTGGGCGGCGAGGGCCGCGCCGGCCTCGGCGAGTTGCCCGCCTCACTGTCAAAACAGGCGACGACAACCGGCCCCAAGGCTGCTCCCGCAGATTCGGAACCGGATGCCGCTCCGTTTTAGCGACAGAAGGCCCGGAAACCCGTTCCAAAACGTTCCAAAAGATTTTTTCAGGGGGATGCCGCAGCAAAGGCTGCGAGCCCCTCAAAAGCCCGGAAATCAAAACATGCCGTCAGAACTGGAAAAGCACTGCAACCACTGCGACGAAGACTGGCCCGCAGACCTGGAGTTTTTCTACAGCGATTCGCGCGGGAAGTACGGGCTGCACTGCTACTGCAAAGCCTGTTACGCAGAGCTGATACGCCCGCCAGCATCCCGTCGCAAAACCCCGCTTCCACCGCAGATCCGCCCCTCCGACTCTTTCGCCCATCTCCTGCTCACTCCCTCCTATGACCAACAACATTGCCGCAATCCACACACTCAAGAGCAAGCTGCAGCTCTCTGATGACGACTACCGCGCACTGCTGTCCAATCTCACGGGCAAGTCAAGCAGCAAAGACCTAACGCCGCAGCAGCGTGAGGCCGTGCGCGATCACCTGCAGGGCCTGGCCGAAAAAGCCGGGGTGGCCACGCCCGTACGCCGCAGATCTTTTTCCCGCTCCAAGGCTGCTGCCAGTCCCCGCGAGCGCAAGGTCTGGGCACTGTGGCACCAGCTGTACCGCGACGGCAAGCTGCGCGATAACAGCGCAAAAGCCCTGGATCACTTTGTGCAGCGCACTGTTGGCGTGACAGCGCTGCGCTTTGCCAACAGCGAGCAGCTCAACACGCTGATCGAGGCGCTCAAATCCTGGGAGGTACGTGGCAATGAGTAACCGCCGCCGCATGACAAAAGCCGAGGCCGCTGTGCTCGACCTGCAGCTCCCCATTGGTTTGACCGATGAGATGCGCGACGTGGCTTTCTGCCTGTATGAAGCCCTGGTCACCGCCGATAGCCGTTGCGGCGACACCAAGCCGACAGGGACATGGTTGGACGTGTTGCAGAAAATGGCCCGTGTCGCTTCCATGCAGCTGCAGCACCTGGCACAAGAGAAAGGGGGGCGCAATGTCTACCTCTCCAAGTCCACGGTGTTCCACTTGAGCGAGCGAGACCGCGAGATGTGCGCCAAGTTCCGGGGCGACTATGTTTCCCTGGCCGACGAGTACAACCTGACGGTTATGCGAGTGCGCCAGATTGTGGACGCCTGGCAGCGCGAGCGCTTTCTTGGCCGCCAGCAGAACCTCCCCGGCCTAGATGCGCCGTAATTAGTAAAACGCTTTACTTCATGCGCCAGGGGCCGCCGCGCGACAGTGCGGCCCATGCCTTCCAAAGCCCACTCCCAAACCGCCAGCCGCACCGCCACAGCAGCAATTGCCCTTGCAGTGGCCGCGTGCACATTCCAGGTTCCTGCAGCCGGAGATGACGGGCTCACCCTCATTCAGTTTTTCCCCGCTGGTGAATTCCGCCCAAGCGATGGTCGTGAATTGGACGTGCCCAGCTGGCGCATCGACGCTGCTAGCGCCGAGGCAGTCATTGCGCGCAATGTCGCTCGCAATCAACCCGTAGTTCTCGACTACGAGCACCAGACCCTCAACAAAGAAAAGAACGGGCAGCCAGCCCCGGCCGCAGGCTGGCTGAAGGAATTGCGCTGGATCGATGGCCAGGGCCTGTTCGGCATCGTCGCGCTTACCGCCAATGCACGTGCAGCGGTCGACGCCAAGGAATACCTCTATTTCTCGCCCGTCTTTGAGTACTCGCGGCTGGACGGCACGGTCCTGGATGTCCGCATGGGTGCGCTCACCAATGACCCCGGCATCCACGGGATGCAACCCCTTTCCCTCATGGCTGCTGCAACGGCGGCCTTTCTTCCCGCCAACCTTCCACAGGAGCAATCCGTGAATCCTCTGCTGAAAGCCGTGCTGGCCTTGCTGGGCCTGCCCGAAACCACCTCTGAAGAAGCCGCCATTGCCGCCGCAACGGCACAAGGCCCTCTCAAGCCCTTGCAAGAGCGCGCCGTAGCTGCCTGTACTGCGCTGAACCTGCCGGCCGATGCCACGCCCGAGGCTGTCACCGCCGCCTGCACCAGCCTGCGCTCTGCAAGCACCACAACGCCCGATCCGGCCAAGTTTGTCCCCATCAGCGTGGTCGAAGGCATGCAGACCCAGTTGGCTGCACTGACCGCCCAGTCCCTGGATCGCCAGGTCAACGACCTGGTCGAGCCCGCGCTCGCCGATGGCCGCCTGATGCCTGGCGCGCAGGAAGCCTGGGCGCGAGATCTGGGCAAAACCAATATCGCTCAGCTCACCGCTTTCCTAGGCACTGCCAAGCCCATTGCTGCGCTGACTGCCACACAGACCGGAGGCAAGGCCCCGGCACTGGCCCGTGGTGATGCTCAGCTGTCCGAGGACGAGCTGGCCGTCTGCACTGCCATGGGCATGTCGGCCGACGAATACAAGGGCGGCGCCGGCAAAGCGGCGGCCTGATTTCCCAACCCATTTCCAGAAAGTCGACCCATGACTGCTCTCAACCAAGACCGCGCAACGCTGCGCCGTGACGGTGCCCAGATTGAGCCCACTGTGGCCGCCAATGTCGTCATCTTCGACGGCTCCCTAGTGGCCATCAATGCGGCGGGCCTGGCTGTGCCTGGCTCCACCGCCGTGGGCCTGAAGGGCGCAGGCGTTGCCGAGTACCGCGCAGACAACCGCAACGGCGCTGCCGGCGCGATCCGTGTGCGCCTGAATCGCATGCCTCACCAGTTGGGCAATTCGGCTGCGGCCGACGCCATCACCCTGGCCGACCTGGGCAGCACTTGCTACATCGTCGACGACCAGACCGTGGCCAAGACCGACGGCGGTGGCACTCGCAGCCCAGCCGGCAAGGTCTTCGACGTGGATGCCGACGGTGTCTGGGTCGATTTCCGCTGATTCCCAAACCAGCATCTAGGAGCAACCTCAAGATGATCGTCAATCACTCCAATCTCGCAATCCTGAACCAGGCCTTCAGTGCCGCCTTTCAGAGCGGTATCGAGCAGACCGCCCCCATGTGGTCCCAGCTCGCCAGCATGGTGCCCAGCACCACCAGCAGCACTGGCTACGGCTGGCTGGGCAAGATGACCCAGTTCCGCGAATGGGTCGGTGAACGCCACTACCAACGCCTGAAGGCACACGACTACACCATCAAGAACAAGACTTTCGAGAACACGGTGACTGTGGGTCGTGAAGAGATCGAGGACGACCAATACGGCGTCTACAAACTGCCCATGCAGCAGTTGGGCCAGGACGCGGCCGTACACCCTGACGAGCTGGTGTTCGATCTGTTCAATGCGGGTTTCACGACCGCTTGCTATGACGGCCAGTACTTCTTCGACACCGACCACCCGGTGGGCATGCCTGGCCGCCAGAAGAGCGTGAGCAACTTCCAGGGCGGCACGGGCACCGCCTGGTATCTGCTGGACACCAGCAAGGTGCTCAAGCCCGTCATTTACCAAAAGCGCCGCGACTACGCCTTCACGGCGAAGACCAGCCTGACCGACGACAACGTGTTCAAGCGCAATGAGTTCGTCTGGGGTGCTGATGGCCGTGGCAATGCCGGCTTTGGCTTTTGGCAACTGGCATTCGCATCCAAGGAAGACCTCACCCTGGACGCCTACTCCGACGCCCGTGCCCAGCAGCAGAGCTTCCAGGGCGACAACGGCAAGCCGCTGCGTATCTCTAGCCGCGAGCTGTGGGTGCCTCCCTCGCTGGAACGCCAAGCACTGGAAGTGACCAAGGCCGAGCGCCTGGGCAATGGCGCCTCCAACGTGATGGCCAACACCGCCAAGGTCGTGGTCTGCCCCTGGCTGGCCCAGTAACCCGCAACGCCCTTCAAGGATCAAGAAACATGAATGCCAAATCGAATACCCGAGGCCGTAATGCGTCGCTCGCCGCTGCCGCAGCGATCTCCCTGGCAGCCCAGGCGCACCACGCAGAGGCGGCGTCTCCCGGAATGTGCAAGGTGCTGCAGGTGATCAGCAAGAAGGATGGCTTCCGCCGCGCCGGGCGTGCCTGGCACGGCACGACAACGGTGCCACTGAATGAACTCACGCGCCACCAGGTGGGCTTGCTGCGCAGTGAGCCGATGCTGGTCATTCTGGAGATGGAGGTGCCCGAAGAGGATGTCGCCACCTTGCAGAGTGCAGATCGCGTGACTGGCGACGATGCTGACGGCGACGGCAGCACCGAAAGTACCGGCGACGAGACCCCCGAGGGCTGATCGTCCATGGCGTACATCACCCTGACTGAACTGGCCGAGCGCCCAGGCCCGCGCGAGCTGGCCCAGTGCGCCAGCACACTGATGCAGCCGGTGCGCGATGAGGCCCTGATGGACGCCACATTGCGCGGCCTCGACCGCAGCAAGTGGACACCCGAAGAGCAGGCATCTGCGGATGCAGCGCTCAAGCGCATCCAGGACGCTGTGGCCGAGGCCGATGCGGTGATCGACGGATTCCTGGCCAAACGTGGCTATCCCTTGCCTCTGGAGCTGCCTCCCACCAGCACCGGCAAGAGCGTGCTCACGTCCTGGTCGCGCGCGATCTCCCGCTACTACCTCAACAAGAGCCGCGTCACCGACGACAAAGACCCCGTCGTGCGTGATTACAAGGACGCGATGAAGCTGCTCGATTGGCTTGTCCAAGGCAAGTACAGCCTGGGCGGTACCGACCCCGAGGCCAAGGCTTTGAATGGCGGGACTGACGTGCGATTTGCTGCGGCAGAACCAGTCTTTGGCCGTGCTCAGCTCAAGGCATTTCGATAGAGGTCGGAATGGAAGTCTCTTTCATTACCGACCGTCTGCAAGGTGAGGTCGCTGGCGTCATGGAAATCAGCGGTGCTGCTGACCTGGCTGCCGCCATGCGTGGTCACGCCAGACCGCCAGCGGTCTATGTGATGCCAAGCGCTGACCGTTCGCAGCGCTTCGACCCCACCAATGTCTGCGGCAGCAGTGGCGGCCGTCTGCAGCTCATCGAAGTCATCACGGTGGTCGACGAGCTGAGCGATCCAACCGGCGATGCAGCACTGCGCAGCCTGCCAGCCATTCGCAAGCAGGTCGAGGCACGTCTGGCCGGCTGGCAACCCTTTGGCATGAAGTCCGATCCCCTGCAGTTTGTCGAAGGCGCTCTCGTGCAGTTCGAGGGCGACGGCCTGCTGTGGTGGTCCGACAAATACGCCTTTATCCGCTACGGCGGCATTTGAAACCTGGAGAAGCCATGAGCCTCAAGACCACTCTGCCCGTCATCGTCCACGCCAAAGGGAAGGTGACATCCATCCCCAAAGGCCAGCCCCTTCCCAGAGAGGCTGTCTCGGAAAGCCAGTTGAAAACGCTCAAGGGCATGGGCGCAGTTGCAGAGCCAGCCGACGCGCCAGCCGCAGCCGATGCCAGCGATGACACCGCTACCCGTAAGGCTGATAAGCCCAAGGGCTGAGCCTCTTCCCCATTACCCAACATCTAGGAGCTATTTATGGGCACACGCAATTTCTGCTGCTTCAAGGGCCGTGGCGAGATCAGCCTGGTCAACTACGCTGCGCGTCTGGCACGGACAGCCGGTTTCCTGCCAGTGGGCAACACGTCTGAGTTCACCATCAACGCGACGGAGAACACCGAGAGCGTGAAGGATTACACCTCTCCCTCTGGTGGCACAGCCTGCACGATTCGTGAGCTGGACACCGTCACCATCGCCTTGACTCTGCGATGCCTCTCGCCCCGCAACTGGTCGCTGGCGGCCAATGGCAGCGGCGAAGACGTGGAAATCGAGCCGACTGCAGTGGTCGACGAGCCGCATGTGCTCTGGCCTGGCACCGTGGAGCCACTCGACCACCTGGTCGACGAAAGCGTGGCCATCACTGTCACAAGCGTGGATGGCCAGACCACATACCTGGCCGGCAGGGACTACGAGATCACCGCTGCGGGCTCTATCAAGAGCCTGGAGGGCAGCACCATCCCCGCACCCACCATTGCATCGGGCAAGGGTGTGGCGAATATCCATGTGAGCTATACGCGCCGCGACCAATACCTGATCCAGCTGTACTCTGCGCCACCCCAAGCCATGGCATTCCATTTCGATGGCTTCAACGTGGCAGAAACGCCCATCCAGGCTACCCAGTTTGACCTCTTCAAGGTGGCCTTTGGCCCTGCCGCGACCGTCAACGTGATCAGCGAGAACGTGGCCACGTTGCAGCTGACGGGGACCGTGGAGCGCGACCGTACGCGACCGATGGGCACTCTGGCCAACCCCTTCAGCCAGTACGGCACGCTGAAGATCTGACGGGCCGGCGCAATGAATCTTGAGGAGCACAACCCGCATTACCTGGGCAGAGGCATGCTGTATGCCGGCCCGGCCATGCGTGACTGGGCCACCGGCATGCCACCAGGTCGATGCCTGGGCAATGCTTCCGGCCTGGTCGTGACTCCCGACGTGCGCCGGCTACGCACAAGCCCCTGGGACAGCCGCAGCAATGCCGTGCTCGATGGCGTTTCTGTGTCTGTCCAGCTCTATGGCCATGGCGCAGCCAACCTGGCCATGGCGCTCAACGCGCAGCGCCTGGCCACGGCCAGCGCTCCCATCACCACCACGGTCGACGTCTCCGGCCTGCTGTTGCCCGCTGGCGCCATGTTGTGGACGCCGCACCAGGTGGACTGTCGCCAGACTGTACGCGTGGTTCCTTCTTGGACAGCTTGGACTGAGGACGTGCAGTGGCGCCGGGGCGACTGGGGGATCGAGCTGCTGCAGGGCCTGGCTGCGCCGGAAGGCGCGACCGTACGCATCACCAGCACATCTGAAAACAGCGCCGAGCAGCTCGACGCCGGCAATGGCGGCGACTCCGAGATCGGCCTGGCCTACGCCGGCATCAACAAGGCAGACGGCAAGCCTGTGCGCCTGCAGTGCTACCGCTGCCGCCCTGTGCTCGATGGCGGGCTGACGCTGCTGGAGCAATCTGCCAGCAGCATCCGGCTCACCTTGCAACTGCGACCCGTACCCCGTCCAAACCGTGCGGCTGCCTGGTTCGAGTTGGCCCGTGCGGCATACACAACAAACTGAAAAGAGATAACGGCATGTCCAACACACAGCTGGCCCGAGGGATCTATGCGGGCTTTGCACCGACTGAAGATCCGTTCGCTGGCCCTAACGGTATGGAAGCCAATCTGCGCCTTATCGACGATCACCTGGCGCTGTATACCCTGGCTGGACCTGTACCTGCTGCAACTGCGCTCCCAACCGATGCCCGCCAGGGTGCAGGCCAGATTTTCACGAATGGCACCTATGCCGTTTTGAATGTCAATATTTGGCAAACATACCCTGCACGAATGGGCATGCGTGCCATCGAACTGGTCAACAAGACCGAGTACGTCAATATCGGCTCTGGCTGGCAGGTGATCACCCAGAAGAACGAAAAGTCTTACTTGACGCTTGCCATCATGCAGGCCGATACGACACAGCCTGCAGGCTCTCAAGGGGTCGTTACCAATGACCCTGGCCATACTGCCGAGCACCCGATCAATGGGATCTATACCTGGACTGGTGCCACCTGGGTGCGGAATGCGTTCCAGCCCGCCAACCAGTTGGATGTGGATGGCCTAGGCGTTGCGCTCAAAGAAACGGCAGATGATCTGAATGGTGTAGACGCGAAGGCGTCCACAGCAGCGGAGCGCATGCCGCTGCGCAACTTCGGCGACTGGCCCTATGCCATCGCAGGCGATGACCAGGTGCCCATTATTGGCGTCAAGCCTTCTGGCTTCGGCAAGCTTGTGACCGACGAACTGCCCGGCGCGGACCTGCTTGACCCGCGCTATCGCTATGCGGTAATCGACCAAACTACCGGCGATCTACTAGTCGCCTACCGCTGGGATGGTGCCACGATCAACGGCGCGGCCCGGCTGCTGGATGGCGAGTATTCGCATGTCTGGGCCGACGAAGAGGGCAATATCCTCTTTGCGCGGCGCTGGGATGGTGTACTGGTGCCAGGTGGCACCCGTGGCGATGTCTCGGTCTATGCGCAAGGAAAGCCTGGCCGCCGCAGCGTCTGGGCATTCATCGATGGTCTGCCTTATCAGCTGACATCGACCGGCGATGCCTGGGCGCCCGAAGTAGCCTCTGGCACCGTCAACTACCTTGCTCGGCAAGCCGGCGGCGTGGTCAAGGGCTCCGCAGCACTGGGTGCCAAGTACGCACCCTTTGCCCTGCGGTGCGTCCACATCGTCGCCAGCGGCCAATCCCTGGCTGTGGGGAACAATGGCGCTGCCACCAGCACCCGCCCAGCAGCTGTCAATCGCGTGCTGGCCCCAGCATTCGGTGCCCGCAAGACCGACACCGCGACGCCGATCCTGCCGGCCGAAGTTGGCCCTTTTGCACCGCTGCGCTCGGTGATCGGGGAAGCACCCGTGATCGAGATGTCCAATCGGCTAGCACTTGACTGCATGGCCCCGGCGGATGCGTTTACCGTCACATCGCTGCATGCGTCGGGCGGTAAGAGCATCACGGAGCTCAACAAGGGCACGGTCTATTACGACAACTCGCTGCAGACTGTCACCGGCGCCAAGCTCCAATGCGATGCAGACGGTATTCCTTACGCCGTAGGCTTCATTGACTGGATACAGGGTGAGAAGGATTGCAAGTCCGCGGCTGGCTTCTACGCGGCAACGCTGCTGCAGCTGCAGGCCGACTACACCAGCGATATCGCGGCTATCTCCGGCCAGGCCGGCCAGGTGCCGATCCTGCTGGATCAGATCTCCAATTGGACCGCCTATGGCGTGGCCACGAGCTTTGTACCGCTGGAGCAACTGCAGGCGGCAATAGATCAGCCGGGAAAGTTCTACTGCGCGGGGCCGAAATACTGGCTCAAGACCAATGCAGACGGCGTGCACATCAACAGCGCCGAGAGCATTGCGGCCGGGAAGATGCACGCCGTGGCCGCAGAAAAGCTGCTCGCGGGCGAGCCCTGGTTGCCCACCCATTGCACCTCGGCCGTGCGCAATGGTACCCAGGTGACGCTGCGCTTTCACACCCCGCTGGGCAACCTGGTCGCCGACACCGAGCGCGTGTCCGACCCCGGCAACCTCGGCCTGCGCTGGATCGACTCAACATCGAGCGCGGCGATCACGCGGGTGGTCGTCAACGCCGACAACACAGTGACCCTGACGCTCGATCAGATCCCCTCCGGTGCCGATCCGCAAGTTGGCATCGCGGACCTGGGAATCTCCGGCAACGCAGGCGGCCCGACCACGGGCGCCCGTGCTTGCCTGCGCACCAGCGTGCCCAGCACATTTTCCGATGGCTCCGAGATCTACCACTGGGCCTGCCATCAACGCATCAACGTGACCACTATCTGAAGGAGCAATTCATGCCAGGTCAACTCATCATCCTTCCCGGCGTCAATGCAGGCGGCAACGGCGGCGCACGCATCGATATGAATACCGCAGATCAGATCGCCGCACGCATGCCGGATCTGAAGCACGTCATCTCCGCGCGCTCTCTCAAAGCCAACGTAGGTGGTGGCATCAGCGGCCGCTGCCGGGCCACGGGGGCTTTGCTGCTCAATACGGGGTCGGCGGCGTCGACGCTCACGATCAAGCAACTGGGTTCGCGTCCTGCAATCGGTCAAAGCGCCAACGGCGCGGCAGCTCTGTCGCTGCCCAACGGGACAGCCACTGCCTCGTATTGCGCAGTGATGGCGATTTACATGGGAGTTGACAGCAAGACTGGTACGGCTGTCACCAACTGGCTCAACACCATCAAGAGCAATACGCTGCTGGGTACGATGGCGCGCACCTATAGTCAGGTGAACAGCACCAACACTGACTTGACCGTGTCTTGTGGTGGTGACTCTGGATCGCCCATTGCGTCGGTGCCTAACCAAGCAGCCGGCACTTGGGGAGTTGTCGTGGCCGATTGGAACGATGACACGGGAATCGTCTCGCTGTCGCTCAACGGCGGCGCATACGTCACAGCCACCAAGACGACAAAGCACCTTGTCGACGCCAATACCGCAGTGACCATCGGCTATCCGCTGACAGCAAGCAGCCTACGTGACTCTGGCGTGGGTGATCTTTATCTATTCAGTGCATCGCAGTTGGCGTCCAGTTACGGAAAGGGCCGAATTGCGGATCTCGTCGCTGCACTCAAGAGCCAGTATGGCGTGGCGTGAGGCTGGACATGAGCATTTTTCAGAAGCCTGAACTCAAAGCTATTGCTGGCCACGATTTCGAGGTCAGCCAGGTTCCCTTCGAGGTCTTCAGCGAGGCATTCGAGTTCGGGGACTGGTTGATCGGCATGCAGGGCGGAAAGTTCGACATGGCCAGCCTCAAGGCGCTTCAGGGCGATTCGACCTTACGCCTGGCGTTGGAGAAGCTGCTCGCAGCCTGCCTGGCGCCTGTCCAGGATGGCCAGGCCAAGCCCATGTCGGTGGCCGATGTGCGTGCGATGCCTATAGCCATGGTGCTCGAAGCCGTCTATGTGGTACTGGAGGAAAATCTCAGTTTTTTTACCCAGCGCCTGCAGGCGATCAAGGAGATCCAGGCGAAGCTGATGTCGATTGGTTCGCCGTTGCTCAGCAGCTCATCGCCGCAGGCCACGACCGCCAACAGCTTCGGCGCTACAGCATCGACGAGCTGAAAGGCTATCTGCAGGCCATCGGCGACCAGGCCGAACGCCACGCACAACACCAGGCGGCCCACACGGCCGTCGCACTTGCAGGGGGCTCAATCTGAGCCCCTTTTTCATGGGCAAACTGTAAAACGCTTTACTTACTGCTGATGGGCCAGGCGCGAGACCATGCGCCCCATGAGTGAAGAGCTGAACATTGCGTTGCGCATAAAGGCGCAGCTGGACGAGGCCCGCAAGCAAGTGCAGGGTCTGACTGGCGACATGGAGGATCTCGGCGACGCAGGCAAGAAGGCCTCGGCCGACGTGTCCTCGGTCTCTGGTCCAGGCGCTCCACCACCAGCTGCACCGGCAAAGGCCAGTGAAACAGCGACTGCAACAAAGCAAGCCACTGCGGCGACCCAAGAGCAGGCCACAGCCACTGCCACACTGGCGGCAGCTCAGCAACAGCAGGCGGCAGCAGCGGATCAGGCGGCAACAGCCGAGGAACGGCGCGCAGCAGCGCTGGCCAGGACAGCTGCAACCCCAGAGCAGGAAGCCAGGCTCGCTGCATTCAAGAAGCAACAGGCCGCTGCATCTGAAGAAGCTGCCAAAGCAACCGACCGCGAAAAACTCGCCATTGATCGGCTGATAGCCAGTCTGGACCCTGCAGCCAGTGACGCCTTCCGCCTAGCACAGGCTCAAAATGAACTGAATACGGCCCTGGCCCGTGGTCTCATCACGCAGGATCAGCACACACGTCTCATGGGCCTGGCTCAGCAACGCTTTGCCGGCCTTGGTGTTTCTGCAGGGCAAACCGCAGCTGCAATGCGCATGCTGCCCGCCCAGATCACCGACATCACCACCAGCATTGCCAGCGGCATGCCCATCTGGCTTGTCGCCATCCAGCAAGGCGGACAGATCAAGGACTCATTCGGCGGTGTTGGCCCTGCTTTCAACGCCATCACCTCTGCGATATCGCCGGCCAAGGCGGCCATTGGTGGCCTGGCCCTGGGTGTGGGCGCCTTGGCACTGCTGTTTCTTGAGGCTGAGAAAAAGGCCTATGCCTTCAATGTGGCGGTGCAAACTACCGGCAACGCGGCCGGCGCGACCCAGGGCCGCATCGAAGCCCTGGCCGAGGCGGCCAACAAGGTCAGCGGCATAAGTAAGAGCGCAGCCGAGTCCGCGGCCGTGGCCATGGTGCAGTCCGGCCGCCTCGGCATCGACGTCATCGGCAATCTGACCAAGGCCATCAACGGCTATGCCGCTGCAACTGGCCAGCCAATCGATGCCGCAGCAAGCTCTCTGGCCAAGCTGTTTGCAGAGCCGGCCAAGGCTGCAAAGCAACTGGATGAACAGTTCAACTTCCTCTCGGCAACACAGCGCCGGCACATTGCCGACCTTGTCGAGCAAGGCCGGGTCGAGGAAGCCCAACTCGAACTGAGCCGGCAGGCTGCTGACCACTTCGGCCGCGTTGTGCCAGAAAACCTCGGCGTGCTGATGCGGGCATTGAATGCAGCGGCGGATGTTGCGCGCAAGTTCTGGGGTGCGATTCTCAATATTGACAAACAGAAGACGCTCGAAGAGCAGATCAAAGAGCAAGAAAACCGTGTTACCCAAATGGCAGCGGATCTGCAGCGCCGTGGCAAGAACCTCGCCGGCAATCAACAGATGCCGCAACTGCTCAACAATGCAATAGGCGAGCTGAGCACTCTTTATGCCCAACGAGATAAGCAAGAAAAGGAGGCCGACGACAAGGCTGCTTCAGCTCGCAAGGAACGCCGCAAAAAGTCTGTGCAGGAGGAGTATGCGGCGGCCATGAAGGCCACTGAAACTGAAGAAAAGCGCCTGGCCGATAACAAGGAGAAGTGGCAGGGATGGCGCAATGAAGGGGCAATCACTCAGGCTGAGCTGGACGCACTGATCAAGCAGGCCGACGAGAAAGCCAAGAAAAATCCGCGCACTCCCAAGGGCAACACCCCAGAGCAAGAAGCCATCCAGCAGATCCGCTCGAATTTGCGCGCCCTGCAAGCATCAATCAAGAGCAGCGACGCCTTCCTGGTCAACCAGTTGGAAGAAGGCCGCGTCAGCATCGATGAGGCCTACAAGAAGCGCCTGGCCGGCATCAATCAGGATATTGACGCGCAACGCGAAGCCTTGGAGCAGGAGCTAAACGCCAAGGGCACGACCAGGGCCCGAGCCGTCGAGCTGCGTGCCTCGCTCAAGGTGCTCGATCAGTCCAAGGAAGATGCGACGCGTGAGCTGAGCAAATGGCAACGTGCTGAAGAGTTGAAACTGGCCAACATCGTGGTGCGGCTTCGCGTGGATACAGCAGCCCTGACGGGCCAGTTTGATAGGGAGGCCATCCGCAAGCAGTTGGAGCTCCAATATGCCGAAGAATTGCGCGCCGCTGGTCGCCAAGAAAATCCTGCGGATGCTGAAAAGTCCCGTCAGCAGGTCCAATTGTTGATAGAGGCTGGTGCTGCTCAGGCCGAGTTCAACAATAAGCTGGCAGAGGCACAGCGCCTTCAGAGTCAGCTCGGCGTCATCGAGCAGGCCGTACAGGCCCAGGCCACCCAGGGAACGATCAGCCAGATCGAGGCCGAGGCACGCATCAGACAGGCCCGTGCGGCCCAGGTGCCGGTGCTGCAATCCATCGTCCAGGAGCTGGAGCGGGTGCGTAACAGCCTGCCGCCCGAAGCACAGGTCGCCATTGACAACATGAGCACCAGCATCGGCCAGCTCAAGAATGAGGTGTCCAGTGCCACGCCTGTGGTCGTCAACCTTGGCACGCGCCTACGCAATACCGTCATCGACGGCGTGGCGGATGCTGCGGCCAATGCCGTGACGAACTTCAAGAGTCTCAGTGAGGTCGCCAGCGCGACCCTGCGCCAGATTGCCGGTGACATCGTGCGCAGCGATATCAAGCGGCTGCTCACCAATATGTTTACGCCTGATGTGAGCGGCGGTGGAACCATCATCGGTGGCATCTTTGGGAGCATCGGCAAGATTTTCGGGTTTGCCGAGGGCGGATCTCCTTCGACGGGCGGCGGGCGAATCGTGGGCCCTGGCACGGGCACCAGCGACAGCATCGCCGCATTGGTCGACGGCAAGCGCCCCATTGCCGTGAGCAATAACGAGTTCATCCAGCCCGAGAAGGCCGTGAATCACTACGGTCTGCCGTTCATGGAGGCGGTGCGGACCTTGCGGCTGCCCAAGCCTCGCTTTGCCTTGGGCGGCCTGGCTTCGGCCAGCCAGCGTGTGAGCTTTGCCACGGGCGGCTCTGTATCGTCCGCCGGCGGCAGCATGCCTGGTCAGATTCCGCCACTGGAGATCCGCTTCCAGAACCAGGGCACACCTAAGCAGCAAGTAGGTGAGGCAAAGGTCACTCGTGACGAGCTGGGCCGCATCGTGGCCGAAATCGTGCTGTCTGATGCGACCCGTGGGGGCCCCATCACACGGGGCATGAAGTCCGCAATAGAGCGCAACTGATGGCATACACCCGATTCCCCGACTACGCCCAGCTCGTCTTCGAGACGGATTACACCCTGCGCCCCGTGGGCGGTGTGGAGCGCACAGAGATGGAGGACGGCTTTATTGAGCAGGCCCCTGTGCAGTCTCTGGCACGGTATGAGGTGCCGCTGACCTACCGCCTGGACAGCCTGGCGCGCAAGCAGCAGTTCGAGGCCTGGCGCAAGACGGATCTGGGCCTGGGCTCAAGGTTCTTCGCCTGGCCAGATATCGAAGACCCGAGCGGCACCACGCTGCGCCGGGCCCGGATCGTTGGCGGCGCTGTCGATTACAAGGCGATCACGGACCGGCTGGACGAGTTCCTGGCCTCCTTCACGCTGGAGTACTGGGCATGAGCACGCGCAAGTCTTCCCGATATCGCCGCGCTGCCCAGCAGTTGGCCCCGGCCGAGCGCCCTCTGGTGCTCTTGGAGCTGGCCCATGCACTGCTGCCCGAGCCCATGTGCTTCGTCAATGACAACCAGGACGTGCTTTCTCGTGGCCGCCTCTATCTATCCAGCAAATTCGAGTTCACCTGGCCAGACGACCAGGAAGGCCGCACGCCGGCAGCGGCACTGAGCATTGGCAACATTTCTGGCGGCGTGGGCGCCTTCTTCGAGCGCACCCACGGCGGCCGTGGTTCCGTCATCACGGCTCTGCAGATCATGCGCAGTGCCCCTGATTTCATCGAAGACGAGCTGACGCTGGATCTACGAAACGTCGAAGTTACGACCAAGGCAGTGACCGGCCAGCTCGGCTACGACGACATTCTCAACAAAGCGGCCGTGGCTTACACCTACCGGCCGGAAACCGCTCCGGGGCTTTTCTGATGCACTGGTCTGACTCCTATATAGATATCCCGCACGAGGTCCTGGACTGCGCGCAACTCGTCGAACGAGCCCTGCATGAGCAGTTCGGCCGCACTGACATCCACTTCCCAAGGCGCCAGGTAGACGATCTGGATCACCGTTCGGCTTTGATCACGGGCCACCAGGCTGACTTCGCCAAGCGGATCGAGGAGCCAGTAGATGGGTGTGGCGTGCTGATGCTGGCGCGCGGCCGTAGAGCCCATATTGGGTTGTATTGCCTGATTCAGGGTGCTGCCTATGTGCTTCACAGCGATGCGCTATTCGGTGAAAGCGTTCGCATACCCATGTCTCGCTTGCTGCTGCGATATCGCATTGAAGGTTTCTACCAATGGATTTGATGCCTGTACTGACTGTGGTGTATCAGCCGCACCCGCTATTGCCTGCAAGCGATAGGCAAACGCTACAGGTCGCACTTGGCCCGCGCGAGACCATTCAATCCATTGTTCGCCGTGCCGGACTTGAAGGCGATTTGCTAAGGGTTGGCCTGAACGGGGTTCCCATCCCACAGGAAGAATGGGATACGACAGCGGTGGCGATCTCCGACATTTTGGTGATACAGCAAGGCCTCGCTGGCGAAACCGCTGGGGCATGGTTGGCAGCGGAAATCAGCTCCAAGACCGCCATTTCCCTGTCTACAGTCGCAACGATTGCAAGCGTGACGGCCTTTGCTGTGAATGCCGTCATCGCCTATGCCATCTCGGCCTTGGCCGGCAGCCTGGCCGCCAAGCGTCCCGGCGCAGCCCAGGGTGATGACGCGCCCACAGCGTTCAGCATTGAGGGCGGCTCCAACTCAGCGCGCAACTACGAGCCGCTGCAACTGGTGCTGGGCGAGCATCGCGTGTTTCCGGACTATGCCGGCCGACCATTTGGCGAGTTCGTGCCAGATCCCACCACGGCCACCGAGGTAATCAACAACACCCCGGTCTATGAAACGCAAACCCATCCGCCTTTCGGTTTCGAGGCAATGGTTGTAATTGCTCCCTGGGTACTGATCCGCACTGATACGTCGGGAGATACCACCGTCGAGTACTACGGCGACCAGGCGGCCCGTACTTACACCAGCAGCGGCGGCGGCACGGTGAATCAGCCCCATACGTTCGTTGTGCGACACGAGGGCTTGTTCGACTCGGTGACAACCTATGAGGACTACCTGGAGCTGAGCAATCCACCACAAACTGGGGGGGACTGATATGGCCTGGAATCCAATGGGCACACCGCTGCCCGTCCTGGTGCGCTACGGCTACACCATCATTTACAACACCGAGCGCGCGACAAGCGTGTTCAATCTCGGGTTCGGCGACTTGGCTATCACCGATGAGCGTGTCGGCGCGAACTCGGTCAGCCAGTTCAATGCCATCGAGATGCACAGCAGCCAGGTGCCGCCTGGCCAGGCTGATCGCACTGTCCTGCGCGGCTATACCAGCGCTGGCTGGCCCTCCGATATCTATCCCGGCAATGTGCAGACCGTCGATGGCGGCGCCCTGGAGCAGAGCGCCAATGTTGCGAATGGCGGCTGGATAGAGCGCCAGGGATCTCAGGCTGGCAGGTTTGTTCAGTTAGATATCTCCGGCCGGCTGCTGCGACAGACGGGCGGTGGTTTTGGGAACCTGACGTGCCAAGTGGCTGCCGAGTACCAGTTGCCGGGCTCAGGCGTCTGGCAGCCAATGCCGTTTTCTCCTATGACTCTCAGCAACGGCAGCACCAGGCCGCTGCGTGAGACATATTCCGCCATGCTCCCCCAGGCTGCAGCCAAATTCCGTGTGCGCCGGGTCACGCCCGAGTACACGGACGCCAGTAATGTGGCTGAGATTGAGTGGACACGCCTCAAGATCTTCCGCGACACCGATGCGCTGTACCCAGCTCAGTTGCGTCGGGGAATGATGGTCAAGGCGACAGGCCAGCTCAATGGCCGAATCGATCGCTACTCGGCCCTGCTGCGCCATAAATGCTGGGTCTGGAATTCGTCGGCGCCCTGGGATGGCTCTATGCCGGCAGTCGGTGCGGGTGCCTGGCAGTGGACATTTAGCACCAATCCAGCCTGGCTATTCCTGTATTTCTCGCGCGGCGGCTTCCTCAACCCCACGGCCGCGCCGGCTCACCTGGGCCAGGCTGGATGGCTGGATGAACCATCAGCCAGCAATGGTGAGCGCCTATTCGGCGCCGGCCTGCCCAATGCACGCATCGACTACGGCACGTTGGTTGCCTGGGGGCAGTATTGCGCTGCAGCTCAGCTGACCTGCCGCATGCTGCTGAGCAGCGCGCGCAGTGCAGGCACCGTGCTCGATGACATCGCTGCAGCGGGCCGGGCCCGGAAAACCTGGGCGCCCGGCAAGCTGTCGGTCTGGTGGGAAAGAGATGGCCAGCCCTGGGTGGCGGCCTTCGGAGCGAGCAACATCATCGCGGGCACGTTCAAGATCGCTTACATCACGGACGACACGGTCGACGAGTTCGGGCTCTCATACAGCCAGGCCGATAACGATTACGAGGCTGACACCGTCTATGCCAAGGTGCCGGGCGTCACGCTGCCCGTCAATCAGCAGGTCAGCCAGGCAACGTACAGCATGCCCAAGGCCCAGGCTCAGCGTCTGGTCAATCTTTTGGCCGCCTCGAAGTACTACCACCGCCGCACGATCACCTGGGAGAGTTCCATCATGGGGCTGACTGTGGCGACGGGCGACATCATCCAGCTGGGCCACGACCTGACCCGCTGGGCTTTCAGCGGCCGCCTGGTAGGCCTGGGCCTGACCGGCACTCGCGTGGCCTGGGTGGATCTGTCCGCAGAAGTGGAACTACCAGACGGCAATGACTTCTATCTGATGGTCACACCGCCAGGCGGTGACCCTTTCAGCGTGCGCTGCGCCAAGCCTGTTGGCCGCACGCGCCGGCTCACCCTGGTGGGCAACTGGCCGGCCTCGGCCGCGCCAGGCTGGCTAGACGCCGGCACACAGAACCCGCAGGCTTCTGAGGCGTGGGAGGACACAGCCCCCGAAGACTGGACGTTCCTTGGTGGTCCGCAGCAGACGCCCGGTAAGCGCGTGCGCATCATCAGCATGGAGCCCAGCAGCTCCAGGCGCGTGCGCATGACGGCCCGTGATGAATATGAACAGTACTACCCACTGGAGTGGGGCCTGGGTGTAGTGCCTGAGGTGGCCAGCGGCGAGCGCCGCGTGGCCAGGGCCTTCAATCTGTCGGCCGCACCGCTGCCCGATGGTGGGACGCGCCTGGCCTGGGAGCTGGAAGCGGCCCATGGTGCCGATGTCCGCGTCTCAGTGAACGGCGGGCCCAGCCAGCAAGTCCCCGTCGCTGGCCACATCACCGTCCTCGGCCGTGAACTGCTGCTGCCGCCATACCCGGCCGGAACGCGCCTGGCTGTGTCCCTGTTGCCGGTCACCGCTGGCGCCCCAGTTGGCGTCGAAGGCGACCAGATGGAGATCAGCCTATGACATAGACGAAAAAAAGACGGGCGACCTGGTCAAGTGCGTCAACACCTGGCCAAGCCCCGAACCGCAGAACACGCCTGCAAGTCCGGCAAGACCCGCCACCCTGTACAGAGTGCGGTGGAGCCTACCAGAGTTTCGCCACAGAAAAGAGACTTGCAATGCAGGAAATACGATGCGGCTCATGCCGTCGTAAGTTGGGCGAGGGGGAGTACTCCCGCCTATCAATCAAATGCCCCAGGTGTGGGGCCTTCAATCAGCTGAGCGCCGCGAGCGCCCCAACCGAGCCCCATCGAGGACCATCAGCTGAGATAAATGACAAATCCCATCATCCCTTGGATCGGCGGCAAGCGCCGCCTTGTCGACCTCCTGCTCAAGAGGTTCCCACCCCATAGCTGCTATGTGGAGGTGTTTGCTGGTGGGGCGGCCGTGTTCTTTGCGCGCCACCCAGCAGACGTCGAGGTGCTCAACGACGTCAACGGCGACCTGGTCAATCTATATAGAGTGGTCACCCATCACCTGGAGGAGTTTGTGCGCCAGTTCAAATGGGCGCTCACGTCCCGCCAGGTGTTCAAGTGGCTTCAAGAGACCCGGCCCGAGACTTTGACCGACATTCAGCGGGCGGCCCGGTTCTTCTACCTGCAGCAGCAATCCTTCGGAGGCAAGGTCTCTGGCCAGACCTTCGGTACTGCCACCACGGCCCCGGCCATCAACCTGCTGCGTATTGAGGAAAACCTCTCGGCCGCGCACCTGAGAATGGCAGCTGGTACATATATAGAGCAGCTCGACTGGGCATCCTGTATGGACCGCTACGACCGCGCCCACACGCTCTTCTATATGGACCCGCCTTACTGGGAGACTGAGGGCTATGGCGTGCCGTTTCCCTGGGAACAGTATGAGCTGATGGCCCAGAAGCTCAAAGCCCTCAAGGGCAAGGCCGTAATCAGTATCAACGACCATCCGGCAATCAGAGATTGCTTCAAGGACTTCGAGATGGAGGCGCTCACGCTGGACTACACGGTCGGAGGTGGTGCCAACCGCGTCGAGCGCGGCGAGCTGGTGATCTACAGCTGGGACAGGGAGGCCGAGCCGGCTGGCCTGTTCTAG